CTCAGAAATGTTATCGGATGTTTTATGCACACCCCTGCATCTACACACTTTGTGTAGAACTAGCCGACTTCCGCCGGCACCCACCGCTTGCGAATCCTAGTGTGGAATCGCAGGACAGATCGCTCAAGATGTTTTTTGTCTCGCGTTTTAGCCGCTTGTGCGGCTGAACACGAGTAAAACACATCGGGGGTCCCCCTGCTTTCTTCTTCAAGAGAGCTGAGAGATTTCCAGAGCGCTGCATAGCCGTCGAGGTGATCGGATCTATACATAGATTCGACTACCGGTGCTTGGAAAACAAGCCGTTGTAGCTTCCCATCCCACTTTTGTGCGATGGTAGTATCAACACGACTATGCAAACCCAGAGCAGCACTGCGACGTGACACAAGCTGTAAGGGAATCACCCTCTCAACTTGTGCTCGTATCGCATCAGCTAGACCGTAAAGACAACGAAACCATGCTTGGTTCATTGTCGAGACCAGACTAGCTAATTGTTCTGGATTTCTAGCGGAAACATCTGGCTCGTGTCGAAGATAGATAGGAGTTACATCAACTCCCTTATATGCATCGACACCACAAGATTCACGAAAGTTTCCTGTCGTGAATGACTTCCCTTGGTTGACCTTAAGACCAAAAGAAGTGAGCCAATGTACGACCTGGTGAACATGTTCCGATTTGACGATGATATCATCGCCAAATACGCGAACATGTTTAGCGGCACGCTTCACATTCACATACGAAGGGCGAGAACCCTCCGTACAGAGAACACCACATATCGCTAGTAAGGCGAATATGATGCTCTGTAATGGGAATGTAAGTGCGTTACCCATACCAGCAAACTTTCTAAGCCGTAGATGTTGGTTTTCACCAATATCTACGTGCGTAGAACGACAATCTAAAACCGCAGTTAAAAACTGAGGTTTCGTCTCGAAGACCAACTTGACTAAGTCAAGGCCAAGTAAGTCACTCGCAGACGATAAGTCGATTGTCGCATAGTCTCCTGATATGGAACCGGCAAGAGCTAACTTTTGGTTAGGTCTCTGGTCGGTTAAGGCCAAGCACGATCGGAGAACACTACATTCTTTGATACAATCTCGGATGTAAGTGTTAAGTCCCTGTTGTACATACATATGAACAACAGGCTCCATCGTAATAGTTCGCAAGGATGTACAATTCTTGGGAACCGTAATCAGCTTGGCGATGCCGCTATGGTGACGTTCGGGAACGATCCCGTTAGCCAGATCTGAATCATATAGAACATCCTCAAAAGGGAATGCTCCAACTGAAGGTTGACTAAGACCTTCAGAGCCAAGATTGGCAATGATATCAAATCCAAACTTTCGGGCAAGAAAGTCGTCAAAACTGAGGACTTCTTGAAGCGCGACCCACTTCTGGTTCGCACGACTCGTTTCCACAACGCTCCCCGGACCATGCTTCACGGGAAGATTTGCACTCTCGAAAGAATCAAGATTCGGGAGAACAACTCGTGAAACAGACCTCAACAGATTAACCATATCACTAGGAAACGTCCTTTGTGATATGGCTTTATCAGTTGAGATAAATCCAGCGACGGCCTTCTTGTGAAGCTTATCCTCACGAGCTGGTCGCAACTGGACCTTCTTATAAAGCCTCAAAATCTCCCTCATGCATTTGACAGCATGGAGAGAAGGCTCTTCTAAGAGGAGTCCGGTTTTCGCATCGAAAACTTTACAGATCAAACCCTGAAGAAATTTAGGGATCGATCCCCCACGCACCGTAGAAAAATGCGTAGGGCAGGTAAAACGACCGGTTGCCATGCCTTGGTCAAAGGCATCGCATAAGGCCGAGAGGGCTACGGATAAGAAACCGTAACCTTCGTTTTCGAAACGGGACTCAATCGTTTGCAAATCACGATTGAGACCTAATACACCAGGTTCCATCCTGTCGACATCGTCGAACAGGGCGGAAAGGAGCACTACAGGACTTTTCATGATACCTCCATGAGGTTGTCATTCCTGTCCTAGTACTGATCCACGAACATCAGGGGCAAACTACTTCCCTGACGAATCGTTCGCCGGCTTTTCTGATGTGTCGAGAACATCACTTGAAACTTGAGCGACAGTTGTCACTAAGTTCGTCAATGATGCACCATCCTTGTTGATGGCAAATAGACCACCAGCGAGGAGAAGGGCAATCAGACCTCCCAAAAACCTTTTGGTTTGGGGACTCATGATAACCTCCGGGCCTTGCGGCCATGGTTTTATCGCAAAACGGACAAGTATTGCTATTTGTCCGCGAATCCAGCCTTGACTCTTTCGAATCAAGACTGGAATGCGATAATATTCGACACACCGGCGTCTGCCGATGCAAGAGTATCCAGCAGAACGGTTACAAGGTTGCCCAATTCGGCATCCGTGAAACCAAAGCTGGGTTTCGAAATGGCGATTGATACCGACGCAGATTGCGGAGATACCAAGCCAGAGTACGGATTCGTAGCATTGGTCGTCTTTGTCACTTTGACATAATGACGATCACCACTCTTATTCGTACTGTGGTTGATGATGAGACCATAAAGGCCTGCAGCATCACGCCGTTCGGCACCGTATCCATCTGACCTAATAACTGAAAAGGCCAGAGCAGGATTCGGTGCATTTGCAGCGACAGTAATTGGATCGGTAAGCATAGGAGACTCCTTCGAGGGTTGTGAGGACGCATCACTGCGCGCTCATTTACTTGGATAGTTTCGCAAGAAGCGATCCAAGGATTGAGGTTTGGAAGTCACTCAAACCTGAGTTGACCTTTCCAAACAACTTCACACCATCGAACGCTGAAAGATCTTCACGATAGTAGGTCTTTTTCGTTATTGAAGAACTAACATGGGTTGGATTCCCAAGTTTGTACTCCATAACGACTGATGCATCGGCATACCGATGCCTCACAGCGCTCATCAAAGCGACATCGGCATCTATGGAATAGGTTTCGGTTTGTACCGCAACCATAAATCCATAATGGACTATTTGCGGGTCTTGATAGATCATGTCAACAAGGTTGACATAGTCCCCAAGTCCTGTAAACCAGTCAATCAGCCACGTAAAGGGGATCAAGTCGTAGATCAACTTTATGTTTGGCTGGAGGCCCAAGATTTTGCGATAGTTTTTATCGCTAAGCTTGGGTACTGCCACAGGCGGAAACTTAATTGTCTGAACAAGTGTCAGACGAATTTCAGTCTCCGACTTGTAACTATAGTGAGCACCAATTAGCTCACCATCGTTAGGCAGACCGAGGTCGTAGAGGGTTAACCAAGGTGCATCCCAAGATGACGAATCTTTGAACGTCCTCTTGGAACGGGAAGTGCTGGGCTTACCCTGGGCCTTTAAGAAGTGGTTAAACTTCTTAGCGGCCTTTTCGGGCAACTTAAGCACACCCTGAACCGCCTGCACAATGGACATGATACCGAATTGAAAATTCAAGTACTGATCAGCTAGAAACTTATCAGCACGAGAAAGATCGAATCGGAGATCAGCACATTTGTGCATAGCCTCCTTAAGAGATTTAAGACCCGATATAAGTTGCGGAATATCTTTCAACTCCGCAATATTATACAAGGACTTGAATGCCGGCTTGTCCGGCGTGGTTTCCCTTATCATATCTAGTACGAGATTATTCATCACGTAATAGAGGTAAGGGCGATCACCATCGTAAGAAGGTTTAAACGGTGCACCTAAGTAGTTCGCGGGACCTTTATAATCTATCACGAAATACTCTTGATCTTCAGTGTCAATAGACCCTGTAGGAGAGTAGTAGCGTGTAAGATTAGTAAAGGACAGCACATCAGAGAGAGAAGCTGAGTTTCCTGTTATAATTTCCATATAGCAGGTACCAAACTTCTTAGTACCACGAGTTTTCGTACTCGTGTCTCTGATCACGGAGAGCCCGTAAGTAGGATCCACAATTGGATCTTGCTGCCAGGCCCATGACTGATAGGACCACAAAGGTATCCAATCAGTAAAAGAGCCAGAGTCATCCTTGTAACGGTACGAATCATACCCCCACATAACGGTTTTTCCGTTCTGTGCGAGGTATGGCGAACCATTAGCTTGGAAGAACCTCTCGCGGTTCCATGGAACTATCATGTAGTAATCTCTGAAGTACTGAGCCACAGGGTCAATGGCAAGTGCCATGCCCCTGAGGAACTTAGCACCAAAGAGATTCCGCACAATAGCTTCAGCTGTATCCGTGAACTTATTAGACGGATAAGGGTCCGAGCCACGAGCACTTTGCTCGGGCATCGTCGAATCATCGTATAGATTCGACGAAGGTAGGTTATTCTCATAAGAGGCATTTGATTGCCTCTGACTGAGAGTGGGCTTACCCCTACTCATCCGTTGCTCCTCTGCTGGTGTAAAAGGTGGAAGAGAAGGTTTTCTCCTTCTCGGGGCGCTCGAAAGAGCGCTCCACCCCCGCCCCCATC